TGAATGGTTGTTATTGCAAGACATTTATGGATCAACTGAATTTCCAACTACTCAAAAAGAATTAGATATACTCAGGTATAAGCCACCCAAAGTTCTAACTGCGTTTTATTTAGAATATTCTGATAAGTGAATTTTAGGAAAATCTTGCATTATTTTTTTTGGTAAAATTATTTTAAAAGTATATATTATAAAATGTCCGCATTTGCCCCCGCCCCCGTTGTCTTTTACGTAGAGAAGAGTGAAGAAATTCTCTATGATGTTTTGTTTTCTGATTCAAACGTTATCTTTTTTGTCAAGGTTCCAATCTATAATGATGAACATAAAACAAATGTAATTGGTGAAATGGGAATTAGAAAAGCAGTTTATAATGTTAATATTGATCCATTAAAAGCTATTACTCTTAATTTTGATTCAATTGGAGTATATACTTATGCAGTAGCATGGAATGTTCCTGGAACAAAAGGTATTACTGAATTTGTTATTAATGTAGGAACTGAGCTATTAAACGATGGAAGTACTGAAGTTCAAGGAGTTTATCTTGGTGCTCTTAATCCAATTAATTCCAACGGTGATTTCCGTAACTATGGTGGAAGTGTTAAAAAAGTAAAAAATGAAACTTCTATAAGAAAATATACAATTTTATATGCTGCATTTAACCCATTCAATACTATAGTATCACCATTAAAGAATTAAATTAAAATATAATATTTTTAACTTGAAAAAAATAAAAACAATTAAATTAATATAAATTATCATTTATTTTATATTATTTTGTATTTATAATTTATAGTAAGATCATAATAATATCATACTTTGTATACTTTGTATATTTTCTAATGCATTATCATGTAATATTTTGGAGTAATTTTTTGAAAAATCAGTTACGAATAAATTATCTGAACGATATTTTAAGACTCTATCATTAAATAAGTTGAGTGCTCTAAATAAAGAACCTGTATAATCTAGATTTTCTCTCATCATTCCATAAATAACACATCGATCAAGATCATAAGCAGACAATAAATCTGCTTCTCTGACAATATGATAAGCTAATTGGTAATTTTTTAAATCAGGATAACCACATAATTTTACTTTGGAGTAAGACATGGTAGAAACAATTTTAGATACAGCTTCAATGTCATCTCCCTTTAAATAATTAGACATGAATGATTTCATTTCAGTAATTCCCAATTCTTCATTCATATATTTTTTATCACACATGTCATGAATGATTGCGGATACAGATATAATTTCTTTTTGTTCTAAAAGATATGGGTGATTTATAAGTTCCGAATCATATATTTTATTTGCAAGATGAAATACTTCCATACTATGCTTTAATGAGTGTGATTCATCTATGTTAAACTTATTTGACGTGTATATTACATAATTAAATGCAGCGTTTACAATACTAGATAAATTTAATATTTTCATTTTGTACTAAATAATAAAAATATTAAAAAAAAGAATAATAATTTCATTTTTATTTTAATAAAATCTTGATTAATTTTTACTTATATCTTGTATATTCATTATATGTTTATAAATCAAATATTTTCTATTTTCCCAATTAAAATATTAAAATTTGTTTTATTTTCATCAAGTTCTATATTTCCATGATAGATCCATTTCTCTTCAAATAAAGAATCATCGCTTAACATTTCATTATGATATTCATGACATTTTGTTAAATACTCTAAACTTATATTACTTTCTCCATCTCTAGAACGTTTTGCGATTCTCTCATAACATATTTCAGGAGATGTATTTACATAGATAATATGATCAATTTTATAATCAAAAGCAAATATTTCAAATAAATTTAAATATATTTGATAATTTTGAATTTCAATATTTTTGGAGTCATATAACATCTTTGCAAACACCATTTTGTCTGTATATAAACTACGTTCTGTAATAATCATGGAACCAGGGTTGTTTTTAATTGCTTCTTTTAATAATTTCATCCTAGTTATTAATGCCATCATTTGGAATGAAAAGGAATGCTGTTTTTGATCTTGATAAAATAACTTTAACATAGAAGTGCCATTTTCATCGGTAATACTTTCCCATTCATCTACTGGTTCTTTCAAGAAAATAATTTTTTTTTCATTTTCATTTTTAAAGTGATCTTGTAATTTTTTTAACAAGGTAGATTTTCCTGAGCCAATATTTCCTTCTATTGAAATAATGATATTATTTTGTTTCATCATTTTTAAAAATATCAATATAATATTGTAATAATAATATTTATTTATTTGATTAAATGATTTCACTTTTTTTTAAATTAAAAAAAATAAATAAAAAAATAAATAAAAAAAATGAAATAGAAAATAGATATAAAGAGAATCAAACATAATTTAATAACTAACTATCAAGAATGGATTTAAAACAAAGAAAACTGAATAGAGCTGAATGGAAATCTATTGAAGTTCCTGTATCTGAATCTGAAAAAGATATTTTAAATTTAATTATTCAAGGATATCATGATGTTAATATAAGAATTAATAATAATAATTCTATCTTTAACTTTTTAAAAATAGAATATAACGAAAAAATGGAAGATTATATTTATATCAAGTATTTCAGTGAACAATGTAAAACAATTGAATCAACCGTTATAAAAATTAATAAGAATTATAAAAATATAAACGTAAATGCAAATGTTAAAATTAATTCAGCCGATAAAATTAGATTTGATAGAAATGATGACAAAACCTTAAAAAAACAAGATATTTATGAAAATGTTCTATTAAAACACGCAGAAGAATTTCTTCGTTATAAATTAAAAAATGATAAAAAACAAATGATGTTTCACTATTATACTTTATTTAAATTATTAAAAAATAACATTAAAAGAGTCAATCGTCACATTTTGTCAATTTGCAATAATATGATGAAATTATTTGAAGATGAAATTGAGATATCAACTATTATTGAAAATGCTGATGAAATTATAGAAAAAAATAAAAATTTATTAAAGTATAGTGACTTGGTATTATATGAACATCAAAAAGAAATATTCACGGTTTGTAAAAATCCTGATCCCAAATTTGTTCTATATATGGCTCCCACAGGAACTGGAAAAACATTAACACCATTAGCATTGTCAGAACAAAATAAAATTATCTTTGTTTGTGCTGCAAGACATGTGGGATTAGCGTTGGCAAAAGCAGCGATATCTATTGGGAAAAAAATAGCCTTTGCATTTGGTTGTGCAAGTGCAGATGATATTCGTCTTCATTATTTTGCAGCCAAAGAATATAGTAAGAATAAACGTACTGGTGGAATTGGGAAGGTTGATAATAGTGTAGGTGATGAAGTTGAGATCATAATTTGTGATATTAAATCATATTTACCTGCCATGTATTACATGAAAGCATTCAATACAGATGATCGTAAATTGATTGTTTATTGGGATGAACCTACCATCACGCTTGATTATGAAAACCACGAATTTCATCCAATTATTAATCAAATCTGGCGTGAAAATTTGATTCCTAATATGGTTTTATCATCTGCTACTTTGCCAAAATTACAAGAATTGACGGAAGCTATTTCTGATTTTAAAAATAAATTTCCTGGTTCGCAAGTATATAATATCGTAAGTCATGATTGTAAGAAATCTATTCCGATTATTAATAAAGATGGATTTACGGTATTGCCTCATTATTTATCTGAAAATTATGAAGAGATTGTGAAAATTGCAGAACATTGTGAGAATTATTTGACGTTGGTGCGATATTTTGATTTAAAAGAAGTAGTTGATTTTATCACTTATGTAAATAAAAATAATTTTACAAATATGAAAATGAAATTAGATCGTCATTTTGAAACAATAGATGATTTGGATATGAAAAGCATTAAAATATATTATATAAAAATGTTGCAAAATATACTTCAAGGAACATGGGGAGCTATTCATACACACTTTCGCATGAATCGCACTCGTAAAATTCCAATGAATAACTCGGTTGACTTGAAAGGAAATAAAATTACGAAATCCAGAAGTATTGGTCCTGGAACTAGTGTAACTAGTAATAGTGCTCCTTATTCAAATACAAATGTAAATGCTGGATCTAACTTGATTCGTCTTGCAAGTGAACAAATCGTTTCTTCTACTCCTCTTCCTACAAATGCGAATGCGAATACAAATAGTAATGCTGAAGGAACTGCAGGTGTCTATGTCACCACCAAAGATGCACATACACTTACTGATGGTCCTACGATTTTTATCACCAATGAAATTGAAAAAATAGCGAAATTTTGTATTCAACAGGCCAATATTCCTTCTCTTGTCATGGATGAAATTATGAAAAAGATTGAATTTAATAATGTATTAAATGAAAAAATAGATTTACTAGAAACAAATTGGACTTATATCAAAGAAAAATCAGAACAAAATATGAAAAACAATGTACAAGGAGCAAGAAATAAATCAACCAAAGATTTTAGAAAAATAAATCGTGAAACACAAAATGAAGATGAAACGAGTAATAAAAATGAAATGGCAAAATTAACAAATGAGATTAATTCATTACGATCTTTGATTAAAAGTGCGACCTTAAATGAAACATTTGTTCCAAATAAACATCTTCATATTAAAAAATGGGCGGAAGATGTGGCTACTACTAATGAGAATGTATTTTCAAGTGATATTGATGAGAATGTTGTCAATGAAATTATGTTATTGAATGGAATTGAGAATTCATGGAAAATATTATTGATGATGGGAATTGGTGTTTTTATTAATCATGAAAATATTAAATATACGGAAATTATGAAGACAATGGCGGATGAACAAAAATTATATATGATTATTGCGTCTAGTGATTATATTTATGGAACGAATTATCAGTTTTGTCATGGGTATTTAAGTAAGGATTTGAATTTAACACAGGAAAAAATTATTCAGGCAATGGGGCGAATTGGTAGAAATAATATTCAGCAAAATTATACATTGCGTTTCCGAGATGACACACAGATTATGAAATTATTTACCAATGAAACGGAAAAGCCAGAAGTGAATAATATGAATAAATTGTTTAGTAATGTAGTAGCTTAGTTCAATAAGTTTATATAAATGATTAAAAATAAAACAAAATAAAACAAAATAAAATAAAATAAAAAATATATATTACATTATTTATTTTATATTTATATCTTTTTTTCTTCTGAAAAAATGGCAAGTATTTCATCTTTATTTTTATTATCCTCGTAGATAAACCATTTTTTTTTGTTAGCGTCCCATGATCCTCCTAGTTTTTTAATTTCATCTTTTTTCATAAAAGGAACTATAAGGTAAATTTTGGTTTGTCTAGTAGTATAGGGACAACTTTGTAACCCAATGGCCATATTTGCTAATTTATCAGCATAATCATTTCCCAAAGAATGAATATCTGTATTATTTGTATGGGCTTTTATATGTATAAATTTAACGTTAAACTTATCTTTATATATTTCATAAGCATTTTTTACTAATTCTTTATTAGGAATTTCTACATTCCACTCATTTTTAAAACATTTTTCACCATAAGACGAAACACATTTTATAGCATATTCAGAGTCAGATACAATTGCTATTTTTTTACCATTTATAATATCATTTTCTATAATAGAGTAAGTTTCAATAATAGCAGTAAGTTCTGCAATATTATTCGTTTGTTTTCCTTCAATTTTTTTTGATACATTACGAATATCATTTATTCCAAAAAAAATTCCTATTCCTGCCAATGCATAGGATTTTCCATTATTTGAACATGCTCCATCTGTGTATACGTAATATTCTGGAATAAAATCAACTTGATTTTCTTTTTTGTTTTCTTTACTTTCAATTTCATTATCTTTTTTGTTTTCTTTAGAATTTGTTGTGTGAAAAAAGGATGTTATTGAGTTTTGTTTTTTGATTTTAATTTCACTAACTTCAATAATATTATTATTAGATTGAATAAAATTTTCAGCTTCTTCTTTTGTATTAAATTTTTTATAGGAAGCATTTTTATAACCTTTTACAGAATTATTACAATCATTCCAATTTAAAAATATTCCAATAGTTCTTCCATTAGCAACAGCATAAAACACCATTATATTTTATTTTATTAAAATGTTTTTATATTTTCTTTTATATAAAGATAAAAAAATATAAATAATAAATGTATAATTCTATTATTTTATCATCTTGTTTATTTGGTTCAGTTTATTTATTTTCTAACTCATTAGAATTCTTAAATAAGTCACTTTTGAAAAATTACAAAATACCATATAATTTAATTGTAATGAATAGTTTTATAGTTGTAATGTCAGGTTCCATATTTGTATATAGTTTTGTATATAGTTTTCATTTTTTTAACATTGTCAAATTTTAAAATATCACCAATCATCATCAAATGGTGCATGTCCGTTACATGTTATTTTTTTTGGGACAGGAAAAGTTAGATATTCATCATAATATCCACCACATATCCTACAATTAACTGCTTGAAATCTTTTT